ATGCTGACTTACTTGTTGAGCAAATCTCAAATCAGATAAGCAAACCATGAACTTATTAAGAACCATCATTGAGCGTTTAAACCAACGCATTGAAGTTGCCAATATCTTCGACAAGCAGTTTGGACTTTGCGAGCTTAACGCTAACGGCAATGAAAAGGCTTGGGTGCATTACATCGGCAATGGGCAGGCGGAGGTTGTTACCAACTTCGATGCAAAGCAAGGAACATTGTTTTGGGCAAAGCGTGGCAAGGTAACAGTTGCCAAGACAGATGCCTATAAGATGAGCGGCTGCAAGCAGTTGTATGTCACATCTTTTCCGCTGACTGCTTACGCTGTTGTCCGCAAGAGCCATCTGCCATGCGATGGTGATGATGCTCAGGACTGGCTTGCTTCAAGAATCTACAAGATTACAAGTGGAACAGATCCACTCTTCAAGCAGAGCATCGGAGTGATTAACTACGAGGTAATTCCGAGCGGTTACATCAACGAGATTAAGACATTAACAGCGAACTATGAATGGGCATGTGTCACTGTCGACTTCGACATTCAAGTGATCACAAGCACTGAAGATGGCTGTTACGATATCTGCGCAACAGGTGACATTCCACTACCAGATCTTCCTGCTTGCGTTCCTTGCTTGACGGAGGTTGCTGTTGATGGTGTTACCATTACCGGCAACGGAACAGAAGCCGATCCGTTGGTGGCAGTTGGAGGCGGCGGAGGCACTCCGCTGATCACCAAAGAAGAAGGCACAAACGTAAGCACTAACACAACTACATTAAACTTTACCGGTGCCGGAGTGACAGCATCACTGACATCGCCTGGAGTGGTTGAAGTTAATGTGCCAGGCGGAGGCGGAGCAGTTGGAACATTGCAAGAGGTTACTGACTTAGGCAACAGCACAACCAACGACATTGCATTTACAGCAAGCGCAGGGCTTTCATTTGATAACGGCGCATTCTTCCGCAAAGGTACAACCGATGCAGGCAATGGCGGCGCAAAGGGCACAGCGCAAATATGCTCCATAAGTTATGAGCTAAAGTGGGAAGCAGGGCGATTATATTACATGCAGCAAGATGGCTTCACCATTCGTGATGTGACGCACAACTTTACCTTTGTGCCTCAAGTAACTGATGACAGCACTAAAGGCTTTGTGGTCGGTTCTCGATGGAGCTTGGATGATGGCACCGTTTACCTTTGCTCTGATGACACAATCGGCGCAGCTGTTTGGGCAGTTGTTGCAGTTGGAGGAGTTACATCGGTGACAGGCACAGCACCAATCGCATCAAGCGGTGGAGCAACTCCCGACATCAGCATAAGCCAAGCAGATGGAAGCACTGACGGATACTTGAGCAGCACCGATTGGAACACCTTCGATGGCAAGTTCGATGTTCCAACAGGCACCAACACCGACTACCTTGATGGCACAGGAACACCGACTGCATTCCCTGCAATTCCAAGCGGTACTGTTACATCGGTTGCGGCAACAGTACCAAGCCCGACAAATCCAGCATTCAGCGTTAACGTACCTAACTCAACCACTACGCCAAGTGTTGACATAACTGCTAACGGAGTTGTGAGCCAGTACGTTCGTGGCGATGGCTCACTCGCTAACTTCCCTTTAGGCGGTGGCGGTGGCGCATCGGTTAACTATTACCTCAACGGCTCAATAAGTCAAGGGACGATTTTAGGAAATCAATATTTCGAAATGAGCCGCGTGCCGATTCTCGGAGCTGGCACGAACTTCACACGCACAAACGCGCAAGGCAATGGGTATATCGCGCAATTCATAACGGATGCAGGCGACCCGAATCTTTTGGCAATCCCTTCAGGCAATTGGAACTTTGAAACGTACTTTAACGCATCGAGTGGCGGTGGAAGCCCAAGCTTTTACATCGAGCTTTACAAGTACGATGGTGCGAGCTTTACGCTTATCTCAACAGGGGCAACAAACCCCGAAGCCATTACGGGCGGCACGGTTGTGGATTTGTATGTTTCCGCCCTTGCAGTACCTTCGACAGTATTGGCTGCAACTGATAGGCTCGCAATACGCATTTTCGTAACTACATCGGGGCGAACAATTACGCTGCATACCGAGGACAATAACCTTTGTCAAATTATTACCACGTTTACCACAGGGCTAAACGCATTAAACGGCTTGACCGCGCAAGTTCAGAACTTCGCAACTGGTACAAGTGGCACTGACTTCGGGATTAACTCGGCAACTGATACGCATACATTCAACCTACCAACTGCAAGCGCAAGCAACAGAGGCGCATTAAGCACAGCCGATTGGACGGCATTCAATGGCAAGCAAGATGCACTGGTTAGCGGCACAAACATCAAGACAATCAACTCGACATCATTGCTTGGAAGTGGTAATTATGCTACTCCCTTCGAGCTTGTTGTTGCAGCATCAGATGAGGGCACTGCGCTGACTACTGGAACGGCAAAGATTACTTTTAGAATGCCGAGAGCTGTCACACTTACAGCGGTAAGAGCTTCGCTTACAACGGCTCAGGCAAGTGGTAGTATATTCACTGTTGATATCAATGAGAACGGAACAAGTATCTTAAGCACTAAGCTGACAATCGACAACACTGAGAAGACAAGCACAACAGCTGCCACTCCTCCAGTGATCAGCGACACTGCTCTTGCAGACGATGCAGAGATCACCATCGACATCGACCAGATTGGAAATGGAACAGCGAAAGGATTGAAAGTAATGTTAATCGGTAACTACGCATGAGCTTTTTAGTAAATCCATATTGGTATGCACCAAGTTGTGGTGATGCGGATGCAGTTGCATTCTTAACTGCGACAGGCATCACAGATGCCACTATTTCATCTGCCATCTGTACATTGGTAACAACTATGAAAGCAGACGGAACGTGGGCTAAGTGTAGTGCCATTTATCCGATGGTAGGTGCTACGGCAACAACGCACAAGTTCAATCTTAAGAATCCTGCTGATACTAATGCTGCTTTCAGACTTAGCTTCAGTGGAGGTTGGACGCATTCTTTAAATGGCGCATTGCCTAATGGTACTAATTCATTCGCTAATACATTCTTTAATCCAAGTGCAAACGCATCACAGAATTCACATCACATAAGTTATTACTCAAGGACTAATTCTAACTTAACAGAGGTTGAGATTGGTGGAGCGAATGCAACTCAAGGTTCAGTATTAGAAATTAGAACAAGTAATATTACATATTTTAGAATTAACTCATCAACTGCTTATATTACTGCTGCCGATGCTGATTCAAGAGCATTTTATATGGCTAACAGAACTGCACAGACTGTAGTTAATGGGTGGAAAAATTCAACAAAGATTGCAACTGGAGCAACTGCATCAAGTACATTAGTTAATTTAAACTACTACTTAGGTGCATTAAATAATAATGGAGTAACATCTTTCTATTCAAGAAAAGAATGCGCATTTGCAACAATCGGTAGTGGGTTAACGGATGGTGAAGCAGCATTACTATATTCTTCAATACAAGCATTTCAAACCACTTTAGCAAGACAAGTATAATGGAAGTTTACCTACTCACATTGGAACAAGCACAGAGTCTTATTGGAGTTCAATTCATACCTGATAACTATTTCAATCCAATCAATGATATTGATGGTAATTTAATTATCAGTATTGAAGAAGTTGAACAATGCTCAATTGATTGGGTTAAACAATTACCTTTAATAACATATAAACCTATATAAAATGGCAGGCGTAAAAATTACAGACTTAGGTACATTGACCACAGCGGTTGATGCAGACTTACTTTATATCGTTGATGTTAGCGACACATCGCAATCCCCTCAAGGAACATCCAAGCAGATTGAATTGGGAAACATCTTGTCAAGTGGCACTTATACTCCGACAGTTAGTGGAGAGGTGAATGGCATAATTGCAACACCTAGTTCTGCAACATTTATCAAAGTGGGTAGCATAGTCAATTGCTCTATTCAGTTAGAGATTACTATGGATGCATTAGAAACAACTGGCTCATTTGAATTATCGCTACCAGTGGCATCCAACTTCACAATTTCAAAGCAGCTATTTGGAATGATGCAGTGGTCGGTTAATGGAACATCATTAGCAGAGATTGTAGGGCTTGATATTTACGCAGAAGTAACCAACAATACTTGCTATATTGGTATTACTACAGCCAATGTCAATGCTAATATGCAATACTGCGTAATACAATTGCAATATGAAGTCCTCTAACAACGGCATTCGACTCATACAGGAGTTTGAAGGCTTGCGTTTAACTTCCTACCTATGCAGCGCAGGAGTGCCGACCATTGGATATGGCGCAACATACTACGCAGACGGTAGCAAGGTTAAGCTCGGGCAGACAATCACCAATGCACAAGCGGCGCAACTTCTCAAGGATCACCTTAAGGAGTTCGAGGGCAGCGTGATTGGATTGCTGAACACTACCAAGGTGAATCAGAATCAGTTCGATGCGCTTGTAAGTTTCTGTTTCAACCTCGGTCCAGCAAACCTTGCTAAATCGCAGCTGTTGAGATTTATCAAAGCAAATCCAAACGACCCGAAGATTGCAGCTGAGTTCCTTAAGTGGAACAGGGCAGGCGGCGAGGTTTCAACCGGACTTGTAAGAAGGCGCAAGAAAGAGGCGCAACTATATTTTACACCAATCGTTTGACCTACTATGGCGGCAAGAAGAGTCAGCAAATTTCGGCAAGTGCTTGATATTATTATTAAGCACTGGAGACCGACAATTGGCTCTTTGGTGATTCTCAGTTCTGTGTTTGCTTTAATCTTTAAGCAGATATCAACAGAGACACTTGCAGCGATAGTGGCAGCAATGGTGGCCGCAGGATACATACCTAAAGCAAGCGACAATGGATGAAGGCAGAGACTCAACGTATACTACAATCGATGATGGTTGCGTGGTGGGTATTGGCTGCAAGGTCCATACGCATCACCACACAATTCACATCGAGCCGCAGATAGTGTATCAATCGATGGAGAAATTCACTATCTTTGGCAAGCACTATTGCACTAACCAATGGGGGCAAACTTTCGAGATTGCTGCCGATGAGCCAATGCCACTGCGACACACGATGACAAAAGTTTACGCAAGCGATACCATCACTCCAACGCAATCTGCATTCTTGGTTAAGCCCAAGCCCGAGCAGAAGATTATCATCAAGCCTCGCACTGAGTTCCGCGAATATCAGCCGACAATGGATGGGCCAGTGATGGGCATGCTGTTGACTTTTACCATTTATCTCACAGCACAATGGGCATGGAGCTCTATT